ATCCTAGCACCATTAATTCAAGCGTGAGTTTTTCCTTTACACAACCTACTGGAACAACAACTATTACATCATATGATGCTTATATAGGAACATCGCAAACAACTAGTGGTAACTTTTATAAATATACCAGCGTAACAACAACTGGATCATCCACAATTACCTGCAGTAATTTGCCATTAACGTCATTCACGTCATCTAGTTCAACACCCAATTTATTTAGTTATATTACAAATAATTCTTGTTATTTATATGTTATAGCCAACAATCCGGGCGGAAGTTCTTCTGCGCCTGCATCGGCGACATCCATTTATCCATCGCCAAATTCACCAAGCTTTTTCTCCCAAACAGCAACAACAACCTCCATTACATTTACACTTACCGCACCAACACCTTCACCAACGGGGTATGCTTATAAATTCGGAAGTGCAGTTAGTTACACGCCTATTACTTCTTTACCTTTCACAGTAACCGCAGGAATATCAGCAAACACAAGTTATAGTTTTTCCTTTGTTTCGTACAACTCTGCCTTAAACAACTTTTCAACAGCTATCACGCAAATACTTTATTCCGCACCGAATAATATAACATCCGCTCCCGTAACAGAGATTACATCATCTTCCGCAAGAGTTACAGTTGCGGCCCCACCTGGAGGTGCATCAGGTTATGGTTATAGCGACTCTTCAGCTGGACCATTCACATATTTCTCCGCCACTTTTACATTATTTACTGATCTTTCCTCTGGAACAAGCTTTGATAAATGGTTTGTTGCGTATAGCTATTATAATTCGGCAGCTGGAACTGGAGTACCTTCTTTAAACCCTTTAAAAGTAACATTCCTAACTCTACCTACCGCTCCTAATGCGCCAATAATAGTGACACAAAGTCCCACCGGAACAACAACAACGAGTGTTGGATTTACCATAGAACCGCAAACTCCGACACCCACTGGTTATGCTTATAAATTACTGACGACAGATGCTGCTTATACACCTTTAACCCTCACAGGTAATTATTATCAAATAGCCGGTCTGTCTAATCCCAACACAAAATACATGTATAATATATATGCGTATAATGGACCGACAACAAATAGAGTATATTCATCCAACTATTTAATCTTTAATGCTTACACTGTGCCGTCGGCAATAAACGATCTTTCTTTTAACTATGATGGTACTTTCTCACTATCGTGCAATTTTACACCATCCGGAAGCGAACGTTGTGATTTCTTTTTTGTTTATTCTATTTATGGTACTACTAATTGGTCTGTTCCCGATTTACTAGGAACAGGGACTCCAGCTGGAACTAAAATGACGTTTACTTTTATCACGAGGTTTTTACCAAATGACATGGCATATAATGCGTATATTTATGCGAAAAATGCTATAAATACTTCCATTGTTGGAGCCATCGGTGCAACGACAACTTTTTATACACTTCCTAGTATGCCACAATTTATTTTTCAAAAAGATGCAGCGACTACCGTCTTTTATTCAACGACTTCACAAATAGTCTTCGTAAGGATAAGGATTCCTTATCCAGACTCCTCGTTCGGCATAAATCCTGGTGCAATTGGTGGTTTTTATCATTATTCTTCCGTAAGCCAAACAGGTGGTAAAGAAACAATTATTCCTATTGGGGGTGCAAATATAAATAAAATTGATTGTATTAATAACATCCTTCTTCTTCCATGTAATAGTTATAATTTTTATTTGCGAACCTACATTGGTAACGTAACAAACATTTCGCCCATTTATCTATTACAAGATACAGCGTATACAGCCCCCTTAATTATTTCTTCTATTTCTTTTATTCCAATGGTTGGAAATGTTACGACAGTTGATTTTTCATTTAATTACACTATTTATGCCGATGCCAAGACGCTACCAGTTTTTACTGCTTTTTTAGAAGAAAACTCAATTACAAACCCTTTGACAGCCTGGACTTTTAGTGCAGGCAATTATCAATTCGTGAGGGAGAGTTATGATGGTGTTTATCAATATACAGATGATAATAATTCAATATACTTGCCCATTAGCCCTCCTTATTCAGATACGGGTACTGTTGGTTCGCCACGGGTTTATGGTAGAACGTACACTATTTCTAATTTGAAAATAACAAACTTTAAAAGTTATGCTACAAAACAACCCCCTAATCTTTATTTAGTTAAATCACCGGCAACATATTACACATTATGGGTTGTAGCAATGAATAATGATACTGTTTGTTACCCGTTGTCTTCTATTCCAAGTTTGGTTTTTTCCACGGCACCGGAACCCCCAATAAAAGCTATTTTTGATAACTGTTATAATAAGGTAGTTGTTAGATTTTATAGTGATTCTGCCGGTACTATATTATATAATCCTACTAACCCAAAAACTGGTACTCAACCTATTTATCTTAGTTTCAGTCTTTTTATTAATGGTAGCCTTTATCCTAACTTTAATATAGCGAGTGTTACAGGTCAGGGAACAGCTCTTGTAATAACTACTAATAATAATTATTTTCTTCCAGGAACTAATAATTATCTTGTTGTTAAATATAATTTAGGCACTTCTTATTCATCTCCATTTACTAGCACATTATTTACCATTCCATATGCATATCCCGCACCAAACATACAACAATTGTCCATTGCTAATATATCTCATAAAGATCCAAGAGGTATATACGACAATTATATAAATTCATACAATATAACTGCTGCTAATTCAGCAACATTTTATTTTGTTAGTTATATTGAGGATAACCCATCAATAATAGCGTCTTATGTTTATTACTATTCAACGTCGGATAAAACCGGTTATTTGCTAGATAGCTACGATGGCACCAATGCTTTAGATAGTAACTTTAATCAACCGTACGAAGGAAAACTTATTTATAATGCATCGACTCCTACGGTTGGAAATAATAGCGGCTTAACTTTCCCGGCTACTTTAATAGCAGCTGGAAAATTTCCTACTACTCCACTTTATATTTACGGATTCGATTTTAATTATTATGCTGCCCCCAATAACCAGATTACTATCTACCGACCATCATCACGCATCTTATATCTTCAAAAGGTTTATTATTACTTAAACAATGTTGTTCTTGCGAAAGGCACTTTGTCGGTTGATATAATTTTTACAAACAACACAACTGCAATAACAAGTGTTGCAAGCTTTATATCTAACTTCAGCGCCATAGATATCTACATATATACGGATTCCATGTATAAATTTTTCAATGTTTTATTATACTCTAGAGAATTTTCTTCTGCGTCAAATAGTTATAGCAGTTATAATTCTGCATTTAAATTAGCTTATAGTAGTAATAAAATTACACTTACCATGGAAGTTGACAAAGCTAATATATCGTTTTTAACTTCTAGTTTGACATATGCTTCTATTAATGCCAGTTTATATTCGGTCAATAAAGGACCTGCAGCAATTGATTTATCCTGTACTTTTAATTCTGGAGCGGGTGGAAATATTTCATCCATAAAATTTTAAACTTTTCTGAATAACCTGAATTACATATCAATGAAACAAAATCATAAAAAACAAAATCATTTAAAACTAATTCGCGAAATAAAACATGGGAAATAAAAACGGCAGCATGATGCCAAAAATAAATTTTGAAGATATGCAACAAGTATGTAAAAATCCAGAGTTGTATTTATTGATAAATACTCTGCCCGAAACAGAGCAACATTGTCTCATTATAAACACGATCATCGCACAAAATGAAGAATCCTTGATAAATAAATACATCGGAATAAGTAAGTCAATTCGTCTCATTATTTATGGTCGTAATTCCAATGATGAAAAAGTATATGCAAAATATAATCAATTATTGGGACTGGGATTCACCAATATCTATGTCTATTTGGGAGGAATGTTTGAATGGTTGATTCTTCAGGATATTTATGGGAGAGAAGATTTCCCAACAACAACAAAACAATTAGATTTCTTGAAATATAAACCGCCCCAACGATTAAATATTAGTCTTATTGAGAACTAACCCTTCATTCGTCCGTCCGAGATTTCCCTTATCTACAACCATAAAAATATTATGTGTATATTTTATTCTGTTAAGAATCGTATTTTATTTTGTGCCTTGTTAAAAAAATGTCTTCATAAATATATTCGCGTGATTATATTTATTTCATTTGACAGCGGGTTATTTACTTATAGAAATTGTTGATTTAGTATATATTTAAATTTGTAAACAATATACATAGATAAATGCCAACGATATATTTATTCAATTCTACTAACCAAATTGGAACAGCTGTTGTATCAGGAACACCTCCAAATTATATAATAAATCTAATAAATTTGAATCAACCTTTAGGTATAACGAATTATTATAGTGACACCTCTAGAATTAATGATATTTCAAATAGCATAGTTGGGTTTCAGTGGAATGGAGGTAAAGCTTTGAGCGTAGCTCAGGGTTCTAAAAACTTTGTTTCAATTGTAATTCCAGATAGTGTTACATATATCGGAATCGGTGCATTTAGATTATCTCTTAGATTAACATCAGTAATTTTTTCTTCACGGTCAAATCTTCAGAGAATTGACGCGAATGCTTTTAATGGATGTAATTTACTATCAACAATAATAATTCCGTCAACTGTTACAACTATTGGTGATTACGCTTTTTACACTAATGTTAGTTTGACATCAGTAACCTTTTCTTCTCCATCATCCCTGAAGAGCCTCGGGAATAGTACTTTTTATGGTTGTAATCAGCTGCCGACAATAACAATCCCAACGACTACAACCCTAATTGGAAGTTACGCGTTTGGTGGATGTACAATTCTAAGTTCCGCCATTATTGATGGGTTGAATTCTTCTTTAGTTGACATAAGCAGTAACGCTTTTTATTTGTCTGGATTAACTAGAATAACCATTCCCGTATCGCTTTCTAAGATAGGGGTCAGTGCTTTTGAAGGATGTCTTTCAATGACAAGTGTTGATTTTGACCAACAATGCGATTACTCATTTAAAAATATAGGGAGCAAAGCATTTTATAATTGCGTAAGCTTAAACTCACTATATTTGGACAATCCAAATAATCCCACAGCATTTGCGGCGTTGACCGAAATCGGATATCAGGCTTTCAGTGGTTGTTCCGCATTGACTAGTTTTGTAATTCCCGTAAACGTTTCCGCCTTTTATGATTTGGGAATGGCTAGTTCGCTGTATTTAAGCGATTTAATAATCCAAGGACAAGCTTTTGTAAGTAATCCGGTTATAAATGGCATTATGATTCCTAGTGCGTACCCAGCTCAACCAACAGATACACTTCCGAACGGTTATAGTCCGCCACTAACTAATGCGTCAAACCAATTTAGTAACATTTCCTCTGGAATATTTTTGCGAGGGGTGGGTGGTGGAAGCACGGCTACCATACAGGGTTTAAATATTAAAAATGTTGTATTTGGACCAGGGGTTACTATGATACCAGATGGTTATTTTGGCATAGTTAACGATCCGGGCAACTTACACAACCGCTCTTATTTTATTTCTGTTACCTCTATTAAAGCAAATTATGTGACTTATATTGGATATAGTTCTTTTTCAGCGTGTATTTTTTTAAATTCTTTTTCAGCAACTTCACTTCAAGTTATATCACCCTCTGCATTTTCCTCAGACGTTTCTCTTTCTTTAATTATTCCCCCTTCCTTAACTAGGATAGATGGATACTATAATTTCCAATACGTAGGAAATTTAATAATTAATAATTCGACAATACTTGATACTCTTTTTTCAAATTCAGTCCCCACTTACAACCCCTTTATTCAGCTTCAAAATTTATTTTTTACAGCTGACAACACATTAGTTGCTTCAGGATTTTTTATCAGACCAAAATCTAGCACTATCACTATCGGTTCTAACATCATAAACCTTTCCTCTCCTTCTGGAACAAACGGGTTATTTCTTAATTCACAGAATTTTTTAAATTCTATGATTGACCTACAATTTTCTCTACCTTCATCGGTTACAAGTATAGGAAGTTATGCTTTTGCTGATGTATTGGTTAGTGTAACTCTTCCAAGCAGTGTTACATCAATCGGTGCCAATGCTTTTTCTAATTGTGCGACAAAATTAACAAGCGTAATATTTAATTGTCCTAATCTTTCTTCTCTGGGAATGACTATTTTTTCGGGCTGCACCTCTCTAACAAAAATAGTTTTACCGTTAAACCGATTTATATCAACAAAAATTAGCACCATAACATCGTTTTTATTTGGTGCGACAACTCCATCTGCTAGTTTAAAAATAACTTATGCTTATTTTACGGGAACTTCGCCTGATTTTTATCAATTCGGGGGAAATTCTCTTAGTTCAAAAATTATTTCCATCGGTTCGTCATCAGATTCCTCTATGTCAATGATAATAAATTCAGTTCCAATAAATATTATAACTAAAGATCCCGCTTCGGCTAACAATACTAATTATAAAGTAGGTGGAGTAGACGTAGACAATTTATTTATTAGTCAATCTTCAATTGGTTCTTCGGGATATACAAGTAATAGAGGCGATCTTTTTTCATTATACCAACCAACAAGTTCATTTACAGTTAGTCAAGTCACCTCAACGCCAAACTCAATAACCATAAATATAGTATCAACTCCGCAATTCGTAGGAACTTATTTTGCCAACATATATATTTCTTCAACTAGTCCCTCGGGTTCGGTTTCAACCTTCTCCACGCTTACAGGAACTCAAAGTTTATTATATAATGTCCCGAATATAACATTGGATGGAAACAATAATTATACTTTTACCGGGTTGAACAAACTGTCTTATTACCTTATTTATTTTTCAGCAAATTACTCAGGTATTCCAAGTCCAATCTTTACACCAATAAATGCACTTTATACTAGTGACTACCTTCCGTATACACCCACATTAGTAAGCTTTGTGTATTCAAACGACACTAGTGCAATAATTACCATTGGTGTTCCCAAAGGGACTAATATATCAAACTTACCAATATCATATTATTTAGCGATTTCGTCAACACCATTATCAAATGTTCTGCCCACAAGCTGTAGTTTAATAAGCACCACTTCAACTACGCTTGCGGGACTTGTTGTAAATAATCAAAGTGATGTTCCTGGTAGCAACATTACAACAAACAATATATCATTTTCTCTTTCTAGTGGAAATTTCAGAACAACTACATATTATTTGTACATTTATTCTAAAAATCTTGCGATTCCCCAATCTTCTATTGTGAATTATTCAAATAATTATCTTACTCTTATATCTCCCCCCTTTTGACTGATTCATCAATCATTTCTCAAAATATGTTATTTACCAATAACATATGTATTTCATTTACTATTACACCACCACCAACAGAATATATTTATTCAACAAGCAATCCGCCGATGGGGATAAGAATCAGTTACACTGAGTCACAGTCAACAATATTTTACTCTGATTTTTCTAATAATGTCCTCCTTTTGGCAAACTCACAATATACATTTTATTTTATAGCGTATTATGGAGACAACCAAACCGGTGTTTTTTCAAAATTACTTTATACAAAACCCAATCCTACGTAATCAAAGTTCATAAAAATTGCATAGATTTGCTTGGAAGAATAATTAACATTCATAAATATAATCGCGGGATTACATTTATTCTTTTTGATGACAAATTATTGTCGGAACGAATTAACCGCTTGTTCTATTTCGGTTTTTAACCATTTTATATGGTTTGCTATTAATATATCGTAAATAACCAGCCTTTTACTAACTATATTTTCTTCCGTATAGAATACCATCATATTCGGTGGACGATAGACTTTTGAATAAACCCAATCAATATTTTCTCCTAATATAATTTGTAAAGACTTACTTGTTCGGCGTGACATTTCTGTTAATATTATTAACAATGATCCAGGTAATTTTTTTAAGAAAAATTCGTTCTGCTTTTCTAACTCACGATTTTTTTTATATAGGATATAATAGTAAAGCCTTTCGTGTAACAAATCTTCCAGTTTTACATAATATACTCTAGCATTGCCTACATCCCTCCTGGTCATCCCTCCCTTGTATATTTGCGATATGATCGGCGATGTTCTGTTTAAAGCCATGTAACCATATCCGATATCCAACGCTGCTAAAAACCCCGACCCGTCTCTTTTAATAATGCTAACTTTGACTATACTGTCAACATCTACTGACGACGTTTTAAACAATTCCAAATCATCAGGTTCCGACAAATGTAGTAATTTTCTTACTTCGGGTGTTTTCGCGACACTTGATATATTGAAATTTATATTGTTTCCTTTTATAGCCCAAATTAAAAACGCACCAATTTGGTAAGCATATCTTTTGAAATTATTTGATGAACCCGGTTGTTTCGGCATAATATAGAAATCAAAATCGTTTGTATTAATGAGTGTTTCTACTTGTATCGCTTTTCCTCCTTTCAATAATAAATAACATGTGTCAGAATTGTCTAGAATAAATGTTATAATGCACATTAGGTAACCCAATATAGACATTTCTTTTTCGTAAGAAAGATAAGGATATGAAGGATTCGGATTATAGAGAGAAAAATGCGGTATCAACTTTGTTAAATCGGCGGACATAGAATCTTCGCCCATTTTACTCATAATTAGATTTTTAATGCTAAGTAAACTCTCCATCGCTGTTTTTGTTGAACCGGTTATTATTTCCATTTTAGGTAACCAAAATTCTCTTATTTCGTAAACTTGTAATTCTAATTCCTTCTGTCTCATTATTTCCAGTTCCACCAATCTGTTTTCTTCCACTTTTCTTAGTCTCTCTTCTTCCTCTTGGTGAAATCTTTCTTCTTCTTCTAATCGTTTTGCTTCCTCTTGGCGAAATATCTCTTCTTCTTCTAATCTCCTTTTTTCCTCTTTTTTAATTCTTTTTTTTTCCATGTCTGCGGCTATTTTCGCACTTTTTGTTAATTCCGAGGAGACTTGTTTACTTGACATTGTTTCTGCTAGCGCTAGTGCAGCGGCGTCCATGGCTTTTTTTTCATCTGCTTCTGCTTTTTTTCTTTCTTCTGCTTTTTTTCTTTCTTCTGTCCTTTTTCTTGCTTCTTCTTTTGCCGCTTCTTGTGCCGCCTCTTCTGCCGCTTTTTCTGCCAGCAATTTCGCCTGTTTCGCTTCTTTTTCTCTTATTTTTTTCTCCGCTTTTGCCCTCGCTTTTGCCGGGTCTTGTGTAATTGGCGCTTTATCGTCCGAAGTTAAAGAAGCAAACAATTCTTCTTCTGCTCGTTTTGCTGCTGATTCAGCATCGCTTTTATATCTAGCCAATGTTTCATCTGTAAGAACTCCGGGAAATGGAAGTTCGGGTTTATAAATATTCAACATGGTTAATATTTCTTCATTGAGACCTTTTCTTGAAACGCTTTTGATATCCACGCCAGGTTTTGTCAAGAGTAAATTAACCATTAGGGTGAAATTTTGTGAACAAGCAATTTCTAAGGCAGTTTTTCCTTTGCTTAATTTATTTATTTCAAGTTTGGGTGAATCAAGAATTAATTTTACCATGTCGGCATCATTCCCTAAAAGAGCAAAAACCAAGGGTGTTGAATAAGGATATTTTTTTGCTGGGGGCAAACTAGAACCAGGTGCATAATTAATATCCAAGCGCGGGTTTTCTATTAATTTTTTTGCGAGTGCCAATGATTTTTCATATAATACCACCTCATACGCGTTTTGTCCACCCTTCTTTTCTTCAAATCCTTTACGTGCAATTCTTAAATAAATAAGAATGGTTAGTGGTGTAAAATACTCTTCATGCACCTTAAATTCAATATTAACATCTGTTATTGGGCTTTCTTGAAGAATACCTGCACATTCAAATGCATTTCTTCTAATCACTTGTGCTAGAGCAGGAATCTTTAGTGGAATACCAGTTTTTTTATTTTTAGTTAAAAAAACCTCATTTGTATCAACACCATATTTTATTAATAGTTGAAGATTTCTTGGGTTGAAATTCATATTTATAGCAGCTTCTAGTGGAGAGAAAACGTACTTTGCCTCCACTATTTCACATTTTTCACTTACACTCGCACCCAATTTCAATACTAACGGCAATGTTTGATTGACAAAAATTTCATGGTCCGAGTCTAACAATAATAAAACTAGTGGTGTTAGCTGACAAAGTCCCAAGTCATCACCCTTTCTATCGTTCCGGTAAAGAGAAAGCTCATCTATGCTTGCGCCACATTCAAAGAGGGTTTCCAAATATTTATTCCTGATAAAACCCACAATTTTTCCGCTTAATTCGCCGAAAATTGCTGTTTCGCCGCGCCAATTCCGAACATTAAAATCCGCATCCTTTTCTTTTAATTTTTGCAATAACATTTTTACTGTAACCTCATCATCTACATTAATCTCATCATCTATGTTGTATAAAATTGAGTATAACAAATAACTTTTTTGTTCCGTCACTTCTCCATCTATAAGAACTGTTGATGAAATTTCAGTGTTTAAAATGTTTTCATCATGTGATTCAATCTCAATCAAGTTAATATATTCTAGTAATTCTTTTTTTTTTCCGGTTAGTAAGTCGCTGTTCTTAGGGAGATCTATTTTTCTATTAATAAGTGTCTGAAATTTTAAAATTCCATTCATTATGTTTTTTATATCTGTGCGGAATTCGTCGGGAGTCGGGTCGCGTCCGCCTCTTTGAACTCGTTGCACACGTTGTAATCGCCTAATGGTGTTTTTCGTATTTTTTTTCCGCTTATATGTTCCTCTACGAATATCTTTATTTTTTTTATAAGTTTTGTTTCGTTTTTTATAATTCTTTTTAGATTGTTTATTTTTTTTCATAATTATATTATGTAATTATTAAAAAAAATCATATTCGCCTTTTTATTTTCTCATTGTCCGTCTCTTTTTATTTGCTCGTGTTTTTCTCCTAGATTTTCTGGTTTTTGACCGACGCTTTTTTCTTCCACCAGACGTTTTTGGTGAAAAATCAAGCAATTGTGTCGTCAATAAATATAGCTGCCCGCAGTTTCTATCATCTAAATTCAATGCTACAATAGATTGTATTCCCATTATAACCGACATATCACTAACCTCAAGTAAAGTGGCACGGTCCCGATTTATATCGCGTAAATACCGAAAAAAAATATTAAAGTTATCGTCCGTTATCCCTTGCCCCAAATGATATTTTATGCTGGCTACAAAGTCTTTTTTGTTTTGAACGGTTACTTTTTCTGGAACATCCCGTTCAAAGACTCTTCCTGCTTCTTCGTCCATATATTGTAGACATATTTTTCTAAAACATGAAGCGCGATTATTTACACATCAATAAATTTTATAATGTCTTCCCGCCAAATATCAATCTGTTCCGCGTTTTCACGAATATCAATATCACCATCCAACACTAAAGTATCCAATATATTACTATTTTCGGAAATCATATAATCATGATAAACCCCACACCTTTCTAGATATTCCAAAGAAATGACATCCTCGCCGTTTCTGGACCGCCGCATAACTCGCTCATGACATACGGTCGGTTTTGCCTTGACATAAATAATCTTGCTCAGTTCACAGTCTTGTAAAAACGTATCAAACCACTTGGTATAAATCTGATAATTCACGTCCTCAATTTTTCCCATATCATACAGCATCTTGGCAAATACAAATTTGTCGGTATAAAGACTGCGTTCGGTGATAATAGTCGCGCCAGGACACTCTTCCATCGTTTTCTTCAGTAGTGCCAATCGTGAAATATATGCCATCATTTGAAAGGAAAATGCATATTTGTCTTGGTCCGCATAAAATTTCTCCAGCATGGTTTTCCCCACATGGTCCTTGATGGATTCCCATTCTTTTACTGGTTCATCCAGAAAGACGACGGTGTCATCGCCCTTGAAATGCTCTTTTAAATGTCCCAATAATGTGCTCTTCCCCGAACCAATGTTCCCCTCAATAGACACGATTTGTGATTTGGAATTCCCCATGGTTTTTCTTGTTTAAGCATTAAAGAAAATGCTTTTTTGTATTCAATTTTTATTGGACGGCGTTTTCATAATTCAACAAAAATTGAATGTAAATAATCGTTTAAACCCACGAATATATAATATATATAGCAACATGGATCTGAATCAACGTAAACTGACAAAGTCGGAATGGGAGTCCATTGAGATTCCTGTTTCTGAAGGAGAGAAAGAGGTTCTAACACTCATGATTGCGGGGTATCATGATGTAAACATCAAGAAGAACAAATTTGAATCTTTATTTGCCTTTTTAAAAGTGGATTATGGCGAACAAATGGAAGACCACCTATATAATAGATATTTTCTTGCAAAGATTCGCGAGATAAATGCCGCATATCCGCAAAAATTTCTCGTTGTTTCAGTAAATTCAGCACCTTCAATCAAAAAAGCCGACATAATTCGGATTGAAAAAAACACGCCTGAAAAAGTTAGAACGCTAGATATTTATGAGTATCTTCTCTTGGATATCACGGAAAAAGTATTGAAATATCGGGATAAGAAGAGCAGTAAGTGGTTACTACAATACTTCACTCTTTATAAGCTTTCAAAAAATAATATTCAACATATCAACCGACATATAAAAACGATTGTGGGAGATTTGCTCGCGGAGTTTGAAGAAGAGTTGGACATTGCCAAAATAATAGGTTCTTCAGTAGACCTCATTGAGAAAAACGCCATGTTGTTGAAATATGCCGACATGGTTTTATACGAACATCAAAAACAGTTATTTACAATTATGCGTTCTCCGGGTCCGAAGCTTGTTTTGTATATTGCTCCGACGGGGACCGGTAAAACCCTTTCACCTATCGGGCTTTCGGAAAATGGAAATCGGATTATATTTGTATGTGCCGCGAGACATGTCGGTCTCGCGCTTGCCCGAGCGGCAATTTCAGCAGATAAGAAAATCGCATTTGCGTTTGGTTGTTCATCCGCGGGCGATATTCGCCTCCATTATTTTGCAGCAAAGGAATATACAAAAAACTGGAAATCGGGCGGTATTTGGAAGGTAGATAATAGCGTGGGAGAAAAGGTTGAAATTATGATTTGTGACGTGAAATCATATTTGCCAGCCATGTATTATATGACGGCGTTCAATCCGGTTGAAAATGTTATTACCTATTGGGACGAACCCACGATTACCATGGACTATGGAGAACATGAGTTACATGAGGTTATCAAAAAGAATTGGTGTGAAAACATAATTCCAAACATGATTTTGTCTTCTGCCACCTTGCCGAAATTATACGAACTGACCGAAACAATTGCGGATTTCAAGAATAAGTATCCCTCCGGGAATATACATAATATTGTTAGTAATGATTGTAGAAAGACGATTCCAATCATCAATAAAAATGGATATGTTGTTCTGCCGCATTATTTAAGCGAGGATTATGCGGAGATTTTAAAGATTGTAGAGCACTGTGAGAAAAATTATACCTTGTTGCGGTACTTTGATTTGTTAGAAGTAGTTCAGTTTATTGAATTCCTAGAAAAGAACAATTATGTTTCCCGAAGTTGCATAATATCTAGACACTTTTCCTCACTAGATGACGTGAATATGCTCAACATAAAAATCCATTATTTGCGCGTCCTTAAAAATATTAACAGCGGAACATGGGGCGCCGTATATGTTTCCATGAAAGGACTTAAAAAGAAGAGAATTCAACCAAACACGTCAATTGACCCGAAAGGAAATTTCACAACAAGTTCTGCAATGAGAAGAATATCAAGTATCGGTCCAGGTGTCACATTTGAAGAAAGGGCCGGCATGCCGATAACGAAACTTCTTAGTGAACAGTCAACTGAAAAAAAGGCACTAGAAAGTGAGACGGGCGATTGTGCCATTTATGTCACCACCAAGGATGCGCATACTTTGACGGACGGTCCCACGATATTTCTAGCGGAAAATATTGAAAAAATCGCGAAATTTTGTATTCAACAAGCAAATATCCCGGCGAAAGTCATGGATGACATAATGGTCCGTATAGAATATAACAATAATGTAAATCAGCGAATCATAGAATTAGAACATAAATTGGAAGACTTTATTGAAAAAAATAGCACGCAAAATGTTGATGAACCGGGAAATAAGAAAAATTTAAAGGATAACGAGAAGAGTCCTGAAATAAATAAAATGAACGGGACACTGGATTCACTGCGAGCAATGATAAAATCCGCCGAGTTGAATGAGACATTTATCCCAAATAAACCGTTGCATTTGAAAAAATGGAGTACGGGTGAAATAAAGAACGCGTTTACGTGTGAAATAGATGAAAATGTTATAATTGATATTATGACGCTTGGTGATGTTGCAGATAGTTGGAAGGTATTGCTATTAATGGGAATCGGCGTTTTCACAAATCATGAGAGCATCGCGTATACCGAGATTATGAAAAAATTGGCAGACCAGCAAAAATTATATATGATTATAGCGTCAAGTGATTATATTTACGGAACTAATTATCAGTTTTGTCATGGCTATATCAGTAAAGACTTGAATCTCACACAAGAAAAAATGATTCAAGCCCTGGGACGAATTGGAAGAAATAATATTCAGCAGGATTATTCCGTGAGGCTTCGCGATGATGAACAAATTAGAAATCTATTCTATGAGGAAGAGAATAAGATGGAGGTTCTTAATATGAATAGACTGTTTAGCAGATAATATTTGTATTTCATTTCAAAATATATTGTTTGAAATGAAAAATTATTGTAATTTATTGGAATTTATTTGTTTTTTTTACATATTGATTTCCTCTTTTTTTGGCTTCCCGACAACTACATTTTCCCCCTCAAACAATTCTTTCCGAATATCTGCCGCAGAAATTGTTTGCAAATCTTCCGACAATTTAGATTCTTGCGTATTCATATTTTGAATGCCCACCAAATTCCCTTCTTCGTCTACATTCTGTGTCAACGTTGAACCCGTTTTTTCCGCATTCTTAATATTTTCCTCAATCGCCTTTCGCCGACTTTCCTTTAACCTTTCATCAAATGCCGACTTGGCAAATGACTCATTCTTGGTCTTCTCATGCATCAGCTGATTCAACTCGTCCTCAATATACTCAACTCGTCCTGTTTTGTATGCCTCTGGGTCCCACGGCATCCATAATCCCACCGGACCAACAAAAACATCATGATTGGGGTCAACTTCGCGTAACATCTTGCACCTTAGTTCGGCCTCTTCAACCGTTGGGTAACATCCACGAATCTTCAACCCACGCGTGGCAGTCTGAAAATTATGTTTCGCGTTAAATACATTATCTAGTTCTTCTTCATTTTTATCAACAAATGTCTTGAAATCGTCGTCCATATTAGAATTTGTAATCGCCTCTTGTTCTTCTTTAACAAACTCTTGAAAATCCTTCGTCATATCATCAAATGACAATTTATACTTGAAGGAAACGAAATTTAAAAATTGGACAAACTTCTCCATGCTTTTAGAAAAATCCCACTTCTTTAGGAACTCCTCAAAAAAAAACATTTCCTTCTGCTTCAAAATTTTCTCGGGTGAAACAAAAGAAACGCAGACAAATTTTTGACCAGCAATTGGCTTATCCTCCTCTAACAAATCAACATATTTGGGGTTAATCTTTCCTGATTCTGTTAATTTACGTTCCGCCATATTTTATATTTAGTAGTTGTAGTTAATTCTAAGTTTATTTATTCAACATATATATTTTTTTTCTTTCTATTTATTATAATAAAATGTTTGATGTTCAGGAGCTCATCAAGAGAATCATTAAGTATTTGGTAGAGGGTTTAATGGTCGCTCTTGCCGCCTACGCGATCCCTAAGCGTTCTCTCAATATTGAGGAAATTGCCCTTATCGCTCTTACCGCTGCTGCCACTTTCTCCATTCTTGATACCTATATCCCTGCGATTGGTGTCACTGCGCGGTCGGGTGCCGGTTTCGGAATCGGCGCCAATTTAGTTGGCTTCCCTGGTGGTCTATAAATTACAACGCGTCAAATAATTAGAGAATATTCAGTAATTATTTGATTTTCAAAAAAAACTGGCAAAAATGCCGACAATTCCGACTATACAGGTTTGCGACAGGTGTCCACTCTCTTGATTTTTCTACCAAGCGTTTTATTTCTTTTGATTTTATTTTATTGAATGTTATCTCGTTTAGTGTATTGGATTCTTCAGCACTTATTTCGTTCATCTTGTTCCATACTTCAACAATTTTGTCTTCACTCAATAAATTTCCATCTTTGATTTTTCTGATTCTTATTTCCCCCGGAAGATTTTTTCCCATTAATAAATTAACTATTTTGGATCTCTCGGAATTTTCAGTAACAGGAACCGGATTGAAATCTACAATATAAAGTTCTCTTGGAGAGAATTTACAATCTGTCAGCGTAACTATTGGGTGTAATTTTAATTCCGGTATAAAGGATAGGATGGGAGTATTTATAACCTTGGTTTTAATGAGAGAAAACGAAGGAGTTGTCAATAATAGGAATATGACAAATCCTATCATTTCTTCGTATATATAAAATATACACAAAAAATCTTTAAACCGTTGCGATAAATTCCCAATCAAGGTCTTTACATATTTTTTTCCAAATAATGTCTTGTTCTATCAATTTCTCTCTATCTTTCAACATCGGAATCTCAATTAAATAGTGATGATGTCCTAATAACTCAAATAATTTATACAAAACGTAATAATAATGTAAGAAATTAACACGATAATCAGGACAATGTTTCGCGTAAGGGTATTGTATTTCCATGAAAAAATTACATAATATTTCTTCTAGCTCTTGAGAGATATTGGGTGGACTTATTCCTAGTTTGTCTTTAATAAAATTAATATGCTCATAGTATTTGTTATATCCAAGTTTTTTAAGTAGTCCCTTAGTAACATAATATGTCATTTGCTCGGTGTCTATTCTCTCCTTCTTGATCTGTTGCTTTAAATTTTCAATAACATCCGCCGGTATTTGAGTGGTTTCTTTTCCCTGAAATTGCGCCAATATTTCCTTGAAATGATTAATCTTTTTATATGCATAAAAACATATTTCTTTCGGTGGTTCCTTATAAGATGGTTTTTCGTTTTCAATCAAGTATTGAACATTGGTAGAACAAACATTACAAATTAACACTCCTTCATCGTCCATCGGAATTAATTCTCCCTTGAAACACGATTGACAAACATCTGTTGGTCTTGCATAAAAATGCACATCCAGGAAAGAATCGTCTATGTTACTTAAATATTTTTGAAAAATGTTTTTATTTTGAGCCTCAATGCCAGTAACATTTTCTTCATTTTTTATCTTGAAAAATGTATTAATTAATTTACTCTTTGTTGTTACCGCATTATTGGTGGGTTCGCCCATTGAAATGCTTTTTTTATTTTCAAAATACTCAAATATAAATTTTGAATTGTCCAGATAATAATTTTTTTTTTTTAGTCTAAGCGATTTTATTTCGTTGTTGATTTCTGCAACACGGTCTTGATAGTCTAATACTTGTTCAATTATTAAATCAGGGGTTGTTTCATTATCCGACAACTTTTGAAGAATGATGTTTCGCTCTTCTTTAAGTTTAGGGATTTTGTCCATTTCGTCTTTATTAAATTCATTGATGAATTCTTTATGTTTTCCATCTAGCGTTGTGGAATTTTTTTTATTGAATTTATTTTTTTTTGCTGCTTTAGGTTTAAATGATGGCATTTATAGTTATTTATAGTTGTTTGTATCTATTTTTTTAATTGTTAATAAAGAAAATATATATTTTACTTTTCTTCTTGAAAAATATGAAGCAGACAATAGACGAAATAAACATTCATGTTCAGAGCTCCGAAAAAACAAAAAACGGCTATGACATAACTATTGAAAATGTTAAATTTCAGAAAATGTTGTTTTTATTCAACGCAATAAACGATGGTTGGCGTGTTAAAAAAGATAAAGATTCATATATATTCACCAAAAACCATGAGGACAAAAAGGAAATTTTTACAGAAACTTATCTCTACTCTTTCATGGAAAAAAACTTTGACATGAACAAATTACTAAAATAATGTTTTTAAAAATAGTTACCAGCATATATGAATAAAACTTTGAAAAAAACAAAAAAATAATGCTGAGTTTGAATAGATGTGTGCTTTAAAATACAATTAATTAACAATTAAATGTATTTTTCTAAAATTTTTTTCTTTAGGAATATTATAAAAATGGGCGGTGGCTTAATGCAATTGGTCGCTTACGGCGCACAGGACGTTTATCTCACAGGCAATCCTCAGATCACTTTTTGGAAAGTTACCTACAGACGCTACACAAACTTTGCTATTGAATCCATTGAGCAGACATTCAACGGACAGGCTGATTTTGGTCGCCGTGTTACCTGCATTATCAGCCGCAACGGCGATCTTGCTTACCGCACCTACCTTCAGGTGACCCTCCCCGAAATCAACCAGCAGATGAAAAGCACTACCGGCAACGTATATGCTCGTTGGTTAGATTTCCCTGGCGAGCAGCTCATTGCTCAGGTTGAGGTTGAGATTGGTGGTCAGCGCATTGACCGTCAGTATGGTGACTGGATGCACATCTGGAACCAGCTCACCATGACTTCCGAGCAGCAGCGTGGTTATTTCAAGATGATTGGTAATACCACCCAGCTTACCTTCATCACTGATCCTAACTTCGCCGACATTGATGGTCCTTGTGATTCCAACGCTCCCCGTCAGGTGTGCGCTCCTCGCAATGCTCTTCCCGAGACCACTCTCTACATTCCCCTTCAGTTCTGGTTCTGCACCAACCCCGGTCTTGCTCTTCCCTTAATTGCTCTTCAGTACCACGAAGTAAAGATTAACCTTGATTTACGTCCTATTGATGAGTGCTTATGGGCTGTCACCACTTTAACTAGTAGTTCCGGCGCCACCGTTTCCACGACTGCTGCTACCATCGCCTACAACCAGTCTTTAGTTGCTGCCTCTTTATATGTTGACTACGTGTTTTTGGACACCGACGAGCGTCGCCGTTTTGCCCAGAACCCCCACGAGTATTTAATCACTCAGCTTCAGTTCACTGGTGACGAGTCTGTTGGTTCTTCTTCCAACAAGATCAAGCTTAACTTCAACCACCCCTGCAAGGAGTTAATCTGGGTTGTCCAGCCCGATCAGAACGTTGATTACTGCTCGTCTCTTTTGGGTGGCGCTGTCCTCTACCAGTTGTTAGGTGCCCAGCCTTTCAACTACACTGACGCGCTTGATGCTCTTCCCAACGCTATTCACTCTTATGCCGGTTCCAACATTAACGGTCCTTACGGCGTCATCCTCTCCAGCGGTGTTCTTAGCGACCAGGGCGCTGATAACGTCGCTAGCAGTTTTACCAACGGTATCTTCTGGAATAGCAGTGCTTATAACAACGGATATGGACAAGGTTTTGCCCCTGGTGCCAACACGCCTCCTACATACACCGCTGGTGGTAATGTCGGCACCTCGCCCGAGCAAGGCTCCTCCGTCTCCGACGCCGGTTCCTTCGTCCTTTGCGAGACCTCTCTTGACATGCACTGCTGGGGCCAGAACCCCGTCGTTGTTGCCAAGCTCCAGCTCAATGGCCAGGACCGCTTCTCTGAGCGCGAGGGCACCTATTTCTCCTGGGTCCAGCCTTACCAGGTGCACACCCGCTCCCCTGATGAGGGCATCAACGTCTACAGTTTTGCTCTCCGCCCCGAAGAGCATCAACCCTCAGGCACGTGCAACTTTTCACGCATTGACAACGCCACCTTACAGCTTGTGCTCTCCAACGCCACCGTTGAGGGCACAAAAACCGCCAAAGTGCGTGTCTATGCTACCAACTACAACGTCTTACGTATCATGAGTGGTATGGGCGGGTTAGCATATTCCAATTAAGCACATTACCGTCTGGTATTTTATTTTCTATTTTTAAAATAATTTAATAATTAATGCTTTTAATTATTAAAAACAAAAAACAATATAAAGACATAGTAGAAAGTAATATATAAAATGAGCGTGGATATCGTAAATCTCATTGAAAGCAATCCGATTACCAAGCTAAACGGTAATTACCATTCAAAATTGGTTGAAAAGGTGCAAAAAACCTTTACAAATTATGAACAACAGATGTTTGTTGCAAGTTTTTATTGTTATTTGAAGCATGATAATAAGAATGATTTTGTAATTGATCTAGATAATGTGTGGAAATGGTTAGGATTTCAACAAAAAGTTAAAGCAAAAGCCCTCCTTGAAAAAAACTTTACTATTAATAAAGACTATAAATTGTTGCTCTCCCAGCTGGGAAAGCAACATGAAAAAACACAAGGAGGTCATAATAAAGAAACATTTATGTTGAATGTTGACACTTTCAAGAAATTTTGTTTGAAGGCAGGAACAAAGAAAGCTGATGAAATTCACGATTATTTTATTAAATTGGAAAATGTTTTACAGGAAATATTATTAGAAGAAAGCGAAGAATTAAAAAAACAATTGTTAGAATTAGAAGACAAAAAGACCCAGGAATATAATGTAAAACTAGAAAAACAAAAAATATTAGAACGAGAGAAAATATTACTCAAAGAATATGCAACAGCTGGTGCCATTTTCTATATAATAAAAATTAAATCTTTTGAAAATGGAAACTATATTGTAAAAGTGGGCGAAAGTCGTAGAGGAGTTTTGGATAGATATAAGGAACATAAAACTAAATATGAGGAGTGTTTATTATTAGATTGTTTTACCGTCAACAAAAGCAAAGATTTTGAAACTTTTATAAAAGACCACGACTCTATTAGAGGAAGCAAAGTAAACGATTTGTCCGGACATGAAAACGAACTTGAACTATTTCTTATAGGTAAAAACTTATCATATCAATCATTATTAGACATTATTAACAAGAATATAAAATATTTTGATAACAATGACACCAATAAGTTAGAACTTGAAATTGAACAATTAAAATTATTACTAGAGATGAAAACAACAAATAATGACAATCTTTTAATTCAAGACTTAATTAAAACTGTAAAACAAATGTCATCTAAGATAGACAATTTGGAAAACGCAAGCAAAGATATTGCATCAAAACTAAACTCTATGCAAACAAAAACAACCACCAATTTTAATCAACCATTGGTAACACTAGGACCCCGATTACAAAAAATAAATCCAGAAACAATGGCGCTCATTCAAGTATATGAATCTGTTGCGGAATGTCTGAAAGAATATAACTTCAAGGTAAAGCGACCAAGCATTGATAAAGCGATAAAAGAAAATACAATTTATAACGGATTTAGGTGGGCTTTCGTAGACAGAAACATAGACCCCAATATTACATCTAATATAGAGCCAACAAAACAAACAAAAATCCAAAATTTGGGTTACGTAGCTAAATTAAATAAAGAAAAGACAGAAATACTCGCAGTTTATCTAGACCGAAAAACAGCAGCCATTAAAAATGGGTATGCGTCAATTTCTGCATTGGACACTCCAGTTAAAAATATCTCCCTAACAAATGGTAATTACTATATTTTATATGATAAATGTCACGAACAATTAAAAGAATCGTTTGAACACGACCATGGAGAACCCTTACTATACAAGAACGGCATTGGACAATTCAATGAGAACAACGAACTCATAAAAGAATTTGTTTGCAAATATGACTGCATAAAACAAGTCAAAATCGGAGACAAGACATTGTCAAAAGCACTTGACAAGAATGTTCTTTATAATGACCATTATTTCAAGACGATCGGAGAGAAAATATTTGTCGGTAACTAATATTTTCCAAATCTAAATAACAAGGGGTTTCTTATCAAAATGTCCACTGAGCACGGCGTTATTCGCCACCATCCCCATAGAATCCCCACCATTACTGTTCAAAACAAGATGAGATTTGATGTCCGCCAAAACACTCATAATTTTATCTATTATCTGCGCCATCATGGTGGAATTCGCTGCATTAACGGTTTTCAATACTTTCATCCAACAAACTAGTTCAGGATTATTCACGCTAAAATTTAGGTATGCTTTTGATGACGTAAATTGTATTAATTCTTTTGCCACTTTATCATTTTTATCTTTGATTGATTCCGGCGTTTCTTTTTGCATCTGCGTATTTATCGCGTCACAAAATTTCTTTGTCGCGGCGTCATAAGTCGCGTCGTGTTTGTTTTGCCCGTTCGCCGGTGCGGTTGTTTCTAATCCTTCAAAAAAATTTCTTCTAGTTCCGCTATTAAATAAAATTATTAATCCTAAAATAATTCCGGCGAATAATACTTTATTTGATTTCAAAAAAGATAGCATTGTCTATTATATACAATTATATTTTATTTATTATTAATTTGTAAATGAATATAAAATAGTAATATGTTATTATTATAATATATTACTTAATTAATGGCAAGAAAAATGGCTCTTATCACGGGAATAACTGGACAAGACGGGTCGTATTTGGCTGAATTGTTGCTAGAAAAAGGTTATGAAGTCTGGGGAATCATCCGAAGGTCGTCCAGCATAAATACTCAACGCATTGAACATATTTTTTCCCAATTAAATCTTCGGTATGGTGATTTGGCAGACGGAATAAATCTGACAAATATACTTAATGAAATAAAATCAAAATCCGATTTAGATGTTTTGGAAGTATATAATTTAGCGGCAATGAGTCATGTTAAAGTCTCTTTTGATATGCCCGAATACACCGGTGATGTTGACGGTCTAGGAACCTTGCGGGTTCTTGAAGCGTTGCGACAATCCGGGATTCCGCAGAATAAAATCCGATTTTACCAGGCGTCTACTTCAGAGCTGTACGGAAAAGTCATGGAAGTCCCACAAACCGAAAAAACACCTTTTTATCCGAGGTCTCCTTATGGTGTTGCTAAATTATACGGATTTTGGATTACTAAAAATTACCGCGAATCATACGGGATGTATGCTTGCTCCGGAATTTTATTCAATCATGAGAGTCCTAGAAGGGGACATAATTTTGTTACACGTAAAATAACAATCGCCCTGGGAAATATTATAAACGGAAAACAGGAGAAACTAGTTCTGGGTAATATTGACTCATTAAGAGACTGGGGGCATGCAAAAGACTATGTTCGCGGAATGTGGTTAATAATGCAGCAACCTGTCGCAGATGATTATGTTCTCTCTACCAATGAATATCATAGTGTCCGCGAATTTGTGGAGAAGTCGTTTGCCTTGAAGGGATTTCAAATTGAATGGACGGGAACTGGGGTTGATGAAATTGGTTATGATATGATAACCGGGAGAGAACTTATTGTTATTTCTGAGAAATATTTCCGCCCCGCCGAAGTAGAAGAATTATTGGGTGATAGCACCAAGGCGAGAAATGAAATGGGTTGGGAACCTGTTTACTCATTTGATGAATTAGTAAAAGAAATGGTGGAAGCCGATTGTTGAGTAATTTTTACCTTACGCGATGATGCGCGTCTTTAGGAGTTTAAAAATTTTCCGTTTGTTAATGCGAAAAATTTTTTAATATATTTATTATGTAAATGTTGTTAACAAAAAAAACTCTTTTAATAACCGGGGGAACTGGATTAGTAGGAAATGGGATAAAAAGTATTTCAAAAAATTACCCCCATTATGATTTTATATATATTTCATCAAAGGATTACAATCTTTCTCTCATGAATGACACGATTAAAATGTTTGAAGACACGAAACCTTCTTATGTTATTCATTTGGCAGCATGTGTCGGAGGTCTTTATAAAAATATGAACAATAAGGTGGAAATGTTGGAGAAAAACTTGATGATAAATTATAACGTTGTAAAATGTTGTCATGATTATAAAGTGGAAAAAATGGTAGCTTGTCTTTCAACGTGTATTTTTCCTGACAAAGTGACATATCCTATTGACGAATCAATGTTACATAATGGCCCACCTCATCATTCCAACGACGCTTATGCTTATGCAAAAAGAATGTTACATATTCACTGTAATGCATATAGGGAGAACTTCGGAGACAATTTTGTTTGTGTAACGCCGACGAATATATATGGCCATCACGACAATTTTGATTTAGAAAATGGACACGTTTTACCCGCGCTAATTCATAAATGTTTTTTGGCAAAATCCCAAGGGGTAGATTTTGTGGTGCGGGGAACTGGAACTCCCCTGAGACAATTTATTTATTCGGAAGATTTGGGACGCCTTATTATGTGGGTTTTGGAAAATTATGGGAGTGACGGGAGTGACGGGAGTGACGGGAGTGACGGGAGTGACGGGAGTGACGGGAGTGACGAAGGCGTAATTTTGTCTGTCCCCGAAAACCATGAAATAAGCATTGGCGATGTTGCCCGGATTATTGCAAAAAAGTTTGAATATTCCGACAGATTAGTTTTTGATTCTTCTTATAGTGATGGTCAATATAAAAAGACAGTAAGTTCTAAAAAAATTATTGGGTTAGTGGAGAATTTTCAATTTACCGACATTGAAACCGGGATTTCGGATACTATTGATTGGTTTCAAAAAAATAAATAAAGCTATTCTATTAAAATAAATAATGATGAAAGTTACACATATTCCAAAAGAGTTATTACATATAATATTAGAATATGACGGAAGAATCAAATATAGAAATGGAAAATATGTGAATGTTATCGCTGAAAATGATGAAAGATATGATATTGTTAAACCATACGTGAGTAAAAAAATGGAAATATTGAAAACAATAACCATATCGGATGACCGTAGTTTTTATTTTCAATTTAGTTTTGACACAATTAATGATATGGGATTATGTTACGACCTCGGGTTTAATGAAAGTGATGTTTTTGAAATATGTTATTATGATACGAGGAATGCTTGCTGGGAACTAATTAGAACATACATATAAATTCAGCATTTTTGCGGTTTTAATAATGATTATTGCTGAAACCTTAGAAAAAATTTTACAAATATGTATCCACCGAGTATACCATAAAGCAAGAAACCGACACCCGTCAAAATAATAATTTTTGCATAGGTTTTCATTCCTTTTATAGAACGTAAACTTGTCTTTATATGATTTGTCGGTGTTTCTACCACTTTGTCTTTTTCACGCTGATTTTAGGTCCCTGACCACGCTTCTTACTATTACTCGGGTCATATTTTTCTTCTTCCTCATCTGAATTAATATCTTTACTGAGTTCCCAAAACTCCTTTGAACCTAGCTTGAAATCGTTATGCGAATCGGCTTTATACCAGAAAACTTGTTCAGTAAGTCTGTTTGACTTGGCGTTGTTATTTATTACTAGGCACTCATAATTCTCAGTGCACTGGTCCATGACTTGACAAAAAGACTCAAATGTGGGAAACATTCCGGCGTAATTCTCATAAATGCGTTTCCGATTCGCAATATAAGGTTCTCTCAAAAGGAAAACATAATCTATGTTGGTTCTCAGTGTGGGTGGAATGCCCAAAGGATATTGCATTGTTATGATAAGCATGATTTTCCAATGTCTCCCGTTCATAAACAAAAGGCGCATCATTTTATCGCGCGCCCAGGTGGCGTCATAGAGACAATCATCTAAAATAACAAAAGCCCGCGGGTCAATAGAACTTCTCTTAAATGCCTCCATTTCTTTCTTGATTTGTTTCAACACAGACTTTTGTCGTTTCAATATATTTTCAATAATCGCAGTATTATATTCGTTATGAATAAAAAGCTTCGGCACGAGTTTACCATAGAATCCGTTACCCTCTTCTGTGCCGGCAACAACGACACCAATAGGAATATCTTGATGATAAAAGAGGAGGTCTCTTACCAAGAAAGACTTTCCGGTATCACGCCTTCCTACTAAAACAACCACCGGACCTTTTGCCTCGTTCGGCTTAAAGCTAATGGTTTTCATATCAAATTTTTTTAGCTCCAAAGACATAAGTTTATATATTTATGATTTTTAATAAAATAAATATATACGCATTTACCTTTTTTGTTTTTTCGTGTTTTTTCTGTTTTTCTTGGGCGTGCTTTTCTTGTTTTCCGTTTTTCTGACGTTTTTCTTGGTCGTTTTTCTTTGTTTCGTTTTCTTTTTTCTTCCAGCATTCATGCCAGATGAAATTCGTCTGCGTTCAGCCATTCTTTGCATATACCCTCCGGGTTGCCCTTCAAAATTCGGCGCGACAGCTTCCGGCATTTTTGCCATTATCATAACAACGTCTTGTTGAACCGTCGTTGCGGAAAACATAATAAACTGAAAATTTGCGTCCACCGTCAAGGAAGTTATTGAACCTACATTGGGTGATATTGTATGAATCAACTGTAATCCTATACCGTCCCACATTTTAATTGTTCCATCTATAGAACCAGTAATTACATACGCTTTGTCGGGACTCCAACCGAGACAATTGATTCTTCCGCCATGTCTTTCCACTCCGTCAATCGCTGGTGCATGCCCAAACAAAAATGCAGCGCCCCCTCCTTCCGGAATATCAAACTCGTTTTCCTCATCTTCTTCACGTTGACGTTGGATAAGAGCATCGTGTGGATATAATGAAACTTCTCCGCGTTCGTTTCCGGTAGCAAATAGCCCATGTCCACCCCATGCCAAAGCAGTTATCTTGCGTTCAACAGTAAAATGATATTGTAACACTCCTTGTTCATTCCAGTTGGAAACTATATAAAATTCGGCATCATCATCATCATAACAACTCGTCACAATTCCATTATCTTCACTCCAATCAATAAGAGAAGTGAGTGGTCTTAGCTGCGTATGTCGGTGGACTTCCGCTAATTCTGCGTCATGCAAAGTATTCATTCCAACAATTCCCGTACCCCCCAATGTGTATATATCAACATCCCCCCCATCAACACATGCCGCGACGCGCATGCTATCTGGACTCCAACAAATGCTTCTCATGGTTGTTCTCATCCCCAAATCCGCCTCCACTAACATACGAAATGTGTTTCCACACAAATCCCAAATTTCTATCGTTCCGTCAGAACAAGTCGCCGCAATTTTTGTTTTATCGGGACTTGAAGAAATAAATTGTATAAAGTTTCCTCTTTCTTTCCTATCGTCTTCTGCTAAAGTTTCACCAGTCTCAAAAGAAAGTAACTCTATTCCACCTGTGCTACCCCCACGGAACTTACCGCAAGTTACGAATCTTACATTTAAATCATCTTCGTCAGGTATTAAAGTTATCGCGGTTATCTCATAGAGATAATTAAATCGTCTATCTAATTGAAAATTAAGTTCCTCTTCATGGTCTTGGTCGTCTACTTGCATCATTTAAATTTTATATATATATATTATGTATATATATTAAAATTGAATACTAAAAATGCATAATCGTTGAAAGAATCAGAGAAATGACACCAATCAATTTAATGTCGCTCACAATAAATCACAATGTCACCGTTAGACATAAAGAAATAGAAGATTTTCTTGAAACAAACAATTTATATCAAGTACTGAGAAGCAAAAACGGGTCGCCGATTCTTGAGTATAATAAAATGTATTATATTCAACAAGCACCAAAAATCGCCATGCCTGTAGCAATGTTCGGAACTTTTTGTGGAATAACCGAAGATGGAAAATATCAATTTAAAAATTTAACTGTAAACGGATTTGTCGGTTTTGTTCACTTATCAAATCTTGAATTCCCACCAGCTCAGTGGGTACAAAATGAGTATTTTCATAACACGAACCCACATGTAACTATTATGGACGAAACCACCCGAACAAAGCTACCACTAGACGTTTTGATTGATATTGGAAAGTTTGTTGGACGCCAGGAAAAAAGACTTTAGAAAGTATAAGTTAAAATAACATATAATTTATATTTCATTTAGCTAATGGAGTTGGTAGAAATGATCAATTACGAAAAGCGAAAAAACACGGAATTGTTCACGTGTTTTGAAGAGGAACGCTTCACAAACTTGTCTCATATACAAAATTATATCCCAATATACGACCGTTTTTTTGATTTGAATGAGACAAATTATAATTCCATCAATTTAAAACATAAATGGTTCATCACGAATATTAAGCAAAAAGATGACGAAAATAACAATCTATACAAATGTAATCTGAAAAACGGCAAAACGAACAAAACAAAGGCAAAAAATGTGTTTTTTAAAATGGCGCCACTACTGGACCCCTTTAAGTATATAACGGGAAAATATAATATATTGGACCCGAATTTATTTAATCTACCAAAAACCCCGAATGTCCATGCGAAAATTACAGATGTTAATAATTCTGCCTACGTAGATGGTTTTTTTTCGTTTCTAACAAACAGTCTGAATGAAAAATATGGGTTTTCACACGGTGTTGATTATTATGGTTCTTTTCTGGCGATAAAAAATTCTTTCATGTTTGACGTGGCAGATGATGTAGAGTATTTATCAAATTGTGATTTCTTCAAAAAACACAGAAACAATTTCTTCAGTGTTGACGATTTCCCTATTTTACCGGAAAATAACTCTTTGGCGCCTCTTAAAATATCAAATGAAAATCTTAATATTCAATCATCTATTAATCCGATTAACGATGAAATGTTTGAAAATTTATTTGATTCATGCGGGACAAACGAATTGTCTCCGGAAACGTCATCTTTATGCGACATGTCAAGCAAAATATTAGATGTTGTTGGTTGTGAAAAAATAAGAACCCTAAAATCAGAATCTAGTTGTTCCTCTCGGACATCTCATACATCCGGTTCTTCCAATTACGACAGTGAGGAAGATAACGAAGAAGACAGTGAAGAAGACAATGAAGACAATGAAGAACATCACGATGACTGCAGTGAGTATTCAGACGGCGCCGAAATATTTGCTACTATTCCAAAATTTCCTGTTCAAGTAATATGTATGGAATATTGTGAAAATACATTTGACGATTTGATTGTTTCTAATGATTTGTCCGACGAAGAATGGGTTTCCGCATTGATGCAAATAATCATGATGTTGCTCGCATATCAAAAAGCTTACTCGTTTACTCACAATGATTTACATACCAATAATGTAATGTATGTAAAAACCGAAAAAAAATATCTCTATTATTGCCATAACAACACACATTATAAAGTCCCCACCTTTGGTAGAATTTTTAAAATAATAGATTTTGGGCGTGCTATTTATAAATTCGGTGGGAAGTTATTTTGTAGCGATAGTTATCAACCAGGTGGAGATGCAGCAACACAATATAATACCGAACCATATATGAATGAAAAAAAACCGCGCCTTGAGCCTAATCCTAGTTTTGACTTATGTCGCCTGGCGTGTTCTATATTTGATTACGTGGTGGACGATTTAAACGAAATCAAACATTTAGACAAGTGTGACGATATTGTCAGATTGATTGTGGAGTGGTGTCTAGATGATTCTGGTATAAATATTTTATATAAAAACAACGGAGACGAGAGATATCCGGAATTCAAGCTGTATAAAATGATTGCCAGGACGGTTCATAATCATACTCCTCAGGAACAACTGAAGCGTCCTTTATTCAAAAAATTGGCTGTTAATAAATCGGCAATTGATGTGAAGGAGGATATTATCAACATTGACACTATTGACTCATGTGTGAATTTATGATTTTCGGGATAGAAATACTAGAAAATCTGAGGATTTGCTAAATAATAGAGTACAAACAAATAGCACAAGATTCCTAAAATAATAGAAAGTAGCCAAATGGGCAAAATCGTTTTATTTCTATATCCAACTCCGAATTCACGAATACTGCCATCTGGTTTAAATAAAAATCCCGGTTTCCCTACTTGTATTGTCGCGAAAATTGTCAAAAACAATATAATTGCGACCAATGTTGGATTGTTTCTAATAAATGGACGATACGACATATACTATAATTATAAAAAAGGTTTATAATTATATACGTTTATTCAAAGAAAATAATCTTGATTATAATATTTTTTCAGTAAATAACTGTGAATTTTAAAATCATCTTCAAGTCTTCCTGGACAATCCACGCCAAATTGATTTTCACAGGAATATGTAAAATTTCTTATTCTTATCATAAAAATATTTTCATTTTCTTCTAATGATTTTGCCAAGGAATCAAATTGTAAATTGGTGCAATTTACTTCCAAGAAATCTGCCACGCTTTTTATCGGAATATTTAATTTATTAAGAATAAATCCAGCACACCTATCGTCAATCCCCTCGTTATCAACAATAACATCATTATATATGAATTCCTTTGCTATATCCGGCGTTATTGTGAATAAATACCCGGAAGGAAATGGGATGGGTTGTCCGCCATAAAATATTAATCCGCTACAACATTTTTCTCTGGGAAGATTTTTTAGATAGTGCAAATATCTGTCAACAATAAAAAAGGTTGACAAATTTGGTCTGCTTATAAAATCAAATTCATTAAGTCTTTTTTCAAAAACTTTCAAGGTTAACCAAAATTTTTTCCATAAATCCGGATATTTTTCTTCTGTTTTCACATAAACCGTATCCCCTATAATCTCGTAATCGGTTTCAAGATTTTCATTTGCTTTATAAAAGTAAGCTTCTATTTCTTCATTACCATGAACGTATTTACGTTTGATATCTTGTAATTTATCATATATATTGTCTTTTCCACCATCGCTTGCTAAAATTAACATTAATATTTTCATATACTCATTTGTATGAAAATATTAATTTAAGAACAACGTGTATAAACAACGTGTTCAATCATACATTTCATCTTCTTCGGCGTCTCGTTCCTCGCCGAATCTGCTAAATCCGTCCATATAATCTTCTGTCATCCCCCCCATATCATATTCTTCCTCGTCTATTTCACGTCCTCGCTCTTCTTCGTCTAAATAATCATCCACATATTGTTCAATATTTTCGTCATTTACGTCTCTATTTTTTCTCACCTTTCTCTCTAATTCCGCGAGCTTTTCCATCTCCTCGCGTTCTTCGTCATATGTCTCTTTGACATAACTGGTTAACCCCTTTCTCAGCCCCTTTGACCAAACTCCCAATTTATTTATTTTAAGAACTGTATCTGTCTGCCTTTCTTCATCCGTCAATGATTTCAATCTATCCGTAAAAGTGTCCTTCTCTTTTTCCTTTGATTTGAATACTTTATCCATAACCGTATCATAATTAGTATCCACAATGTTTTTATGTTCTTCAATAATTGATAAATAGGCAATCAATAATTTACTGACTTTTCCCCTGAGTTCTTTTTTATTGCCCAACAAAATAGTGGGGTCTAAAGAGGGCATTAATACCTGCTCTTCGTCTTCCAAATCTTCTACCGTATCCAACATATCATCCTCGGAATCTGTGAGTTTCTTTGAAACAAGCATGTCGTCGTCTTCGGTTAGCATAATGTAATTTTGCAGAACCAATAAAAAATAATGCTCAAATAAAAGAGCACTCGTTCTTTTGTCAAAAATGGAAGACACAATGGTGTCACCAGTTTCACCAGCTTCACGTTTTTTAATATCTGTAAAATAAGGCGTCTCTTTCATTAACAATATCATATTTTGACACTTTATGTTAACATAATTCAACAGTGGCACCAATTGTTCGTCATCATAAAAAGCTCTTAATTTATTATAATAACCACTAATAATATTTTTAACATTTCCTTCATGTCTATCAGAGAGACCCCAATGCTGTGGGATTTGCACCGCTTTATAGTCAACCTTGTTCAGAATAATATGAGGAAAAACCAACAAAAGGTTATCAATATATGTTTTGACGAATTGAATAGAATTATACATTACATCATCTGATATTCCGTACGCAACCGATTTCCATGAGAGAAGAGAATTAATTACGGTTTCAATGTTTTTAACATCGCGCTTAGAAATATTTCCATTTTGAGAGATAAATTCGGCAACATTTTTCTTCATCTTCTCGTTTTGTCCCCCTAAATAGTTTTTTAAATCACGCATCTCGTCCGTGTCTTCTTTTACCGTTAAATCATAAGTGTCAATTATTAATTCTAGCTTATCTCTTAGATTGGACGAAATGACAGAATCCTTTGATAAAACTTCCAGAACATCGCGAATTCTTTGAATAGATGTAGTTACTATTGAATCATTGCCCTGTGCGCGATGTGTTATCATATTTTGCCTATTTGTTACCTGCAATAATCGCAAAAAAGATTTGTTGTCATAATTTCGCCCATCTTGTTTCAGTTTTCTAATTATTTCATTTATGGACTCGTTTCCTATTAAAAAATCAGGTTTGTCGGAACAGATTGCCAATAATTCCTCATCTAACGGAATGTTTGTCTTGAACTTGCACATTTTGATGAATGCGCGATAGATTGTCTCTTCGTTAAAATCATCGCTTACTGGAGGATAAATGTTTTTCGTATTTTCCGAGCAAAACAAAAACGGCGATTTAATAATCGCATGAATATCGTCTATAATCGTTGTTAGGTTTTTTACGATTTCGTTATATAAACCGATTTCATTGTTGGTCTTATTAAAGTAGGAGAGAATGCTTTCCGAGTTATCTTCATTGCAGCAGGCATTTTCCAAGAAAGGGTCATTCGCGGAATTTGTAAGAACCAAACTCTTTTTCGCGACAATATTTTGAATCTTCTCTTGAAGAGAAAGAGAGAAAAGGATAATTTTAGACTCAATCACCAGGATTTTCTCTCGCTGTTTCCTAGAAGCATTCTTGAAATCTTGAAGAATCATCTTTTTGAACTCTGGTGAAATTGACTCCAAGCCATTCTTAATATGATAGGGAACAAGAGGCGGTAAAAAAGAACCCCATTTTGACAAATTATGCTCCACGGGAATATACTCATCCTCCGGCTGTAATAATAAGTAATCAACCTTTTCTTGAAATTTACGAACAACATCCGCATTATTTAAAAAATAAGTCTCAATGAATCCCTTTAGTTTTTCGGAAATCTGTGGTTCCTTGGAAGTCGCGATAACCGACCAGGGATTCGTATCGTCGTCCTTTTTCTTAGACCTAATATGATAAGCCACGCAAGCGATATATTGAAGACCTGACAAATCTCCCGCACCTTCAAGGGGGAATCCGGAGAAGGAACGCACGCATCCGGGGAATGTTTTCCTAGTTTTCAATGAAGGCATGCTTGTTTGTATTCCGATTAAAAATGCACCCATTGTCAAGAAAAGAACAGAAAGATTATAAATAATTTTATGAGTCGGAATGGTTTTCCCCTTTTTTGCCATGGATGCCACTCTTTCTTTATATGCGGCTTCGGAGGGAACCGCCAAGGGCATTGAATTGACAACTATTTTAACTATAAATTCTCTCTGTTGTTCAATGTTTAAACCCATAAATCCCGACAAGGCATTGATAATATTATTAATCATTTTCGTTTCGGGTGTCTCAAACTTTGCGGGTGTTTTAATAGCACCGTTTAATAGCGCGTCTCCCGCGTCTTGTTCCATTACTTCACGACTTTTGATTTTATATCCCTCCTCATAACCCTCATCTATGTCAAAATCTATCTTTCGTATAATAAATCCGCTATGCTCATCCACCCAGGCATCACCATCATCACTGAGTTTACCAATTTCTTTTATAATTGTATCAACCTTTGCCGAATAATTATCCTGATTATTGGCAAAACAACCGGCCAGTGTATATAAAAAAGTGGGCAATAATTTAACGCTAGTTTGAATACAATATCTCCAATGGGGATTTTCTGTAGAAATTGCTTCTCTCGTGAATCGTGTTGAAAACTGAAGTAAATCTGTTTGTTTCTTGATAAAATCGGATTGTCCCATGATAACGCCAAATAGTTTAGAAAATGGCGAAACCGGAATGTCTATTTCCTTGTCCGCTTTTTCATTTTTAATTCCTATGGTAAATTGTTGCGCATTGTATTTAAATTTACGGTTGTTATTTATCATTTTCAAATTTTCCATAATACTAGAGTAATAGTCAACCGTTTTACCCAATTCGGCTTCTAGTGCCTCCTTGGATTTAATATATGTTTTATCAAATTCTTCAACCATTTCCCCCAATGCATTCTTAGTTAAAGAACGCCGGCTCGCGTCTTGTGATTCACATACGGCGGTTTGATATTTCTTATCTACTTCTATGCAGTTTTTCTGAAAATTACACAACATGCTTTGACTATTTGATGAAACAGCTGAATCAATATTTTCGTCTTCCACCCAACGATCGTTTACGCGGACGTAATACTTTATTTTATCTTCCGGCAAAGGCATATAAACAATGGCGTACTCACCCTCTTGAACTTCTTTAAGCCCGGTTATTAATGCTGCCGCGATAACAGGTGCCTCATTTTCGGAGTAAGTATATTTTACCATTAATTTATTTGTTAGAAAATCAAAAAAATCATCCGCGTTCATTTTAATCTGTTCTTTTTGATACTCGTCAAGAATATTGTAGGGCGTTTTATCAAATTTCTTATCAACATACAATTTCTTATCATTGTCCGCAGACAATTCATCAATGCTGTCATACTGCTTTACAATTATATATGTATTGCATGTATCTTTATCGCCGGTCGTTTTATTTAATACGTCTATTTCGTTATCAATGATGGAATTTACGCTTTCTGGCAACATCAAATCAAGATTTTCTAGAGAGACAATAGAATTGAATAAATTCCCCTTATCCACAGAAATAATTTCTTTTAACAATTCAGATGAGGTTCCTCCGCGAACTTCATAACTTTGAAACAAATCCTCCTTTTTTTCTGAAAATATTGCGGTCAAACTATCGGGATTTGCTTGTGAAGAAATAGTGGGGTCATCATATCTATTTTTATACAAACGCCCATCGTCACCCCGTGCTAACATGGCAAAATGTTTACGCCTTTCAATAAATTTTTTATTATATTCTGATATTTTCAATTGAACAAACTCATTAATTTCTTTATATTGCATATAAGTAATATCGGTTGTGTAAACTAAAAACGGTTCCAACATAGAAATCACATCAAAAAAAGAAAGTTTCCCCCGAATATATTTTTTGATCATATTGAATAATACCCTTGTTTTTGGGATTATTTTGTCCAAAAATTGTTCATATATTTCACTTTCCGACATTTCTTTCATTTTGTCGGTTTTCACCAGGAGATAATTTTTCATGCCTTCTAAGAAGGATTCTTCATTAAATTCTAATTCATCTTTGAATTCATCCACAATAACGTTTGTTACGCTTGTTTTTTTGTTTAAAATCTGCCAGTAATTAATAAATATGTTGTTCAGATTCGTTTTTTCCATTATGTTTGTTCCGGGAAGATGAATGCGAGAGAAACGTGCAACGGGTTCCGGCATAGTAAATACCGATTTCAACAATAATGTATCAGGGGGTGTCAATTGTACTTGTTGCGAAATCATTTTACTCCCAGTTAGCTGTGTGGCTTGAAGTCTTTTAAGACCCAGGTTATATTTTTGTATGACAAACCGTTTAGTTTTTACTATGTCATTTTCAACAATGGAGGAATAAAAATCACCGAGATTGTCTATAATAACATTTATGTCGTTTTTAACCATGAATCCAATAATAGTTTCATGTGACGATTCCGGATTAATTTCTCGGAAAGGTACTAATTGCGGGTATAACTCATTCATCATTGTTATATACTTGTTTTGGTCCCCGGGTGTTTCATTGAACCTATACCGATTCATTACATTTTCCATTATGCTAGTTTCTTCCATTATATTCAATGGATTTATGTCTTGATAATCAACATCTTCTTTGGTACTGATATCATAAACTTTCTTTACATTATGTGCAACAGGAAGTAACCAATGTAATACCGTATTGAATGTTTTCAATTCTTTAACAAGCGGTTTCCAGGATGAGTCTTTGAGCAACGCAGAAGATATCACACCCCGTTCATCAAATATAGAAAAATCTTCTCTTAGTTGTTTAAAACGTTCAATAGTTGTATGAATGTTATTAAGGACACTTGTTGTTCTTTTTATGTTGGGTATTGACGAGAGAAGCTCGTCCAATAAATCAGATGTCTGTGTTTCAATATTATATCTCTGTCTGGAGACATCTACGTCCACATATTGGTAAATAGAATCTAACTGTTTTCCAAATTGGATTTCGTCTGCTCTTATAATGAATTCACGGATGGTGTTTTTGACATTTACTGTGGGTTCTAAATATTCGGCCTGGTCCTCGTCTTCGCTCACGTCTTGACGCTCTGTTTTTAAAGGTTCATCACTTGTCGTAGAGTCAGAGTTTACAGTGTCGGCTACTAGTGCCTCGCCTTTCGGTGCCTCGCCTTTCAGTACCTCGCCTGTCGGTGCTTCTTCAACAATTTCGGGTTTTTTACGTATTTCAAATAATTCAATAGGTAAATCTTCAGGAATGCCTTTATATGCAAAGTTTATATATATAATTTCTTTTTCAGGATAAGTGGTGATTTCAATCATATCTTCTTCTAAATTAGTTATCTCACCGGTTATAATCGTGGGTATTTCTCCTCCAAAATAAATATTCAACCAAACACCGGGAAGCAATCCATTTTGTCTGGCATACCCAGTTACGTCGTTACGATAAAGTAATGAAATAGATGTTATTGTGCCATCTCCTAATGTATGGTCCTCGTTAATTTTTATTTTGATAGGTTTTAATGTGGTGGCATCTATCAAAAGCATTTTTGAATCATCCAAGTAATTTACAATAAACGTGTTTTTGTCAAGATATTCGTTCGCGGGGGCTTCTATATTTATTACGTCGCCCAATTGAATAGAAATTCTAGGTGTTTCTTCTGCTATTTTTTCCGGGTTTTCTACAGCTTCTTCAGGATTCAATGACATAAAATCTCCTATATTTATGATAGAAATTTTTATCATTCCTTTTACCAAATAATTCTTATTTTCATTTTGAAAAGGGCGTAAAGACAAAATCATTTATTATGTAGCCAATGTCAAAGAACTCCTTATTTTATAAAGTGAGCGAAGTTCCGGGATATAGAGACTTGATAAACGGTATTCCTAATGATTCAACAAAATTAACACTTATTAATTACACTACATTGGATAACCAGAAATATAAAATAATAAGATATGACAAACCATATTTGTCAATCGGGCTGTTATCAACCTACGGATTTATGAGATCCATCGTATTAAACAATAAAAATATTATTGTCGGGTTTTCTCCACCTAAATCAATGCCAACTGATTTATTTAGAAAAATATATGAAACACGAGACGACATTATTGCTGAAGAGTTTGTAGAAGGAACCATGATAAATTTGTTTTGGGATACCTGCAGCGGAATTAATGGTTCTTGGAACATTAGTACGAGAAACGCAGTGGGTGGGGAAATGAGTTTTTGTAAAAACACGAAATTTATTAGCAATAAAAAGACGTGTAGAATGGCATTTTTGGAAGCATGTCAAGACAATAATCTAGAAATGTCAACCCTAGATAAAAAATATTGTTATAGTTTTGTTTTACAACATGAAGAGAATCAAACCGTTATACCTTTTTATTCTCGGCAATTATATTTGGTTTCGGTATATGAAATTATTAATACGGAAAATGGTACGGTAAATGTGTTCCCAATAAATAAATACGACATCTATTCATTGTTTGTAGGAACAACAGTAAAATTTCCATATATATATCGCACATGGAACACGTATGACGATTTGACACATTTATATGCGTCGGAAAATACTCCTTATTATATTTTGGGTGTCATGATTTATAACACAAAAACGGGGGAGCGATGTAAAATGCGAAATCCCGAATACAGCGGTTTAAAAAAATATCAAAAAATGAGCCAGAAATATTTGTATTATTATTTATCTCTAAGAAAGGAAAATATGTTGCATAATTATTTCTCACATTATCCTTACAGAAAAAAATCATTTCTTTTTTTCAAGGAGAGATTATTTTCAATAACCGACGCCCTTTATAAGAATTATGTGTCATTCTATATTGAGAAAACACAAGACGGTCTATTTTCTGAAAAATTTAAAAGTCACATGTTGACAATTCATCAAAAATATTTAGATGAATTAAAACCAAAGGGGCTATGTGTTAAAAAAAACGCGGTTGTAGATTATATTAACAGCTTATCCGTTGAAACACAATTTTATTTACTAAATTACGCATCAAGAAATCGCGAAATTGATTATTCTAAAAATCTATTCTATGAAGATTATACCCGTTCTGTTAGAACTTTTTCATAATATTTTTATAAACACTCACCGCATCTTCAATACACATCTTTAAATTTTGTTTTATAGTGGCCGCATCGGTGTCTTCCTTATATGCGACTCTAATTATACTATTTGAATCATGTGGGTGAACTTTTTTGAAACCACAATATGAAACCGTTTTTACACCTTCAAAGAATTTTGAGTACAAACAATATTCCAATATTTTACCAATCGTATAATCCTCGTTTTCAAGTGTTATGTCATAACTATTTTTGATTGTGCTGTCCGAGGGCTGAATAAGCAATTCGTCAGTATCTATGATAGTCGCCATTCCTTCTAATTTATTGATTAGAATAGAGCAACCCTTGACAATCAACTCTTGATTTGTATAAACTCCGACCGTCTGTAAAGTAAAATCAAAGCTATCCTTCTTTACAATTCTTTGACCGTCCAATAGTCTCCAATTTTTCGCCTCAAAATCTATTTTTTCTTTACTGAGACCGTCATCCTTCCACTGTTGTTTTTTTTTCTCTAATTCTTTTTCCGCATGAACCTCGTCGGGCGTATAACCATATGCACAAACAGATACCATATTAAACATACTGTCTTCATTTGCGGTTGCTATAGAAAACTCACACGTAAGATGTAGTTTTTCGCCAGGAATCTCATCTGAAATACGCTGGCGGAGTCTAGCAAAGTCTATAAAATAACCGGTAACGTCATTTGGCGGAAATATAGCCCGCGTATCCTTTTCCGATAAATAAGAATCGGTTGTCAGATTTTTAATCTTGAAATCCTCGGTGGTTACATATTTTATCGCGTCTGTGGTATTTTCTTCATTCACCTCTAAAAGATAATTTTTAAGGGGCATTTCTAGGTCTTTAATATGTATCGGTATACAGCTAAGACGTTGCTTTAATATTTCGTTATTGAGTCGCCCGGTATTTGTAATAAATGTTGATTTGTTTTCTTCTGCTGGATTAGTTTTGAAAACAACGCAGGGGATAGATGACATCATCACTCTTCTCAGTGCGTTTGCCATACTGACATTTATACCACTTAAGGTAAACTTCAATACGTCATCGTCTTCTGATATATTTTCAATCTTTGGATTCATTATTCAATAACCCCGCTATATATTTAATACATTTAATAAATTTAATATTATCAATCAATTTTTATATTTTATCAAAATGTCTTAAATTGTCACGTTAAATGTTTTTTCATAAAACAAGTTAAAACAATAATAGAAAAACAATGTAATATGAGTTCTATATTATATTATAGTAATTTCTGTGAACATTCAAAAAAGTTATTACAGACATTGTCCAAGACACAAGTTAGTAAAGAAATACACTTTATTTGCATTGATAAAAGAGAGAAGGGGGCAGACGGAAAAATATATATTGTTCTAGAAAGTGGACAAAAAATAGTGATGCCCGAAAATGTTACCAAGGTTCCCGCACTACTGCTTTTAAATAACAATTATCAGGTTTTATACGGAGACAATATTTATAATCATTTGAAACCACAACAAGAAATAGCAGTCAAGAAAGCCACCAACAACAACATGGAACCAAGCGCATTTTCTTTATCCGGCGGTGGATTGTTCGGGTCGGGCGTATCTTCAGACCAATATAGTTTTTTGGACATGGATTCTGATTCGCTTACCGCAAAAGGTGATGGTGGATTAAGACAAATGCATAATTATGTATCTCTCAATCATATGGATACAATAAGTACGCCAACAGATGACGTAGATTATAAACAGGCTAGAATGCCAGAAAATGTTACCATAGAAAAGTTGCAACAACAAAGGAACGAGGAGTTATCTTCTCTTGCCGCGAACCAAAAAAGAATGTAAAACGCCGAAACATATATAATTATATTTTTTAAATCTATATAAAAATATAATTGTTTGTAGATATATGTCGCAAAAATCTAGTATATTGACCGCATTTAATGATCATTTCGTTGAATTCATAAATGATATTGTGAATGTTTTTCCTGAAAACACGGATGTTATCACCGGTAAAAATTCGCTTATTTTGATGAGAAAAGCAAATCCGTCAATGCTGATAAAAATTTGGGATAAGAACATCGTTTCTAAATATTCTAAAATTATTGAAGCGGGAGATTTGAGTTTTTTCATGGAAAAAGACTATAATGACGATTTTTCAAAAGCCGGAAACGCGAACACGATTATGGAAGCGATTGATAGAATAAGGGAACCTGTAAAAAGAATGACACCGGAAGAT